GGTCACGCGGATGCTGTCCGGCTTCCCCTCCTTTGACCACTTCGCATAGGCCACATCGTCAACGTCCACCCATTCGGCTCCTGACTGATCTGATGTTACCGCTCCAGAATAAGACGTATGGTCATGATTAGGCGGGGGCGGCTTGAAGTAATAGTCACAAGTCGGGCATAGCCGTGCTGATGCTGGAATGTATTCTTCGCAGTTCGGGCAAACCTTTTGCGGCGCTCCTCCACTGCTTTCGCCTTTGCTTCGCTTCTTGGTCACTTCGATCTGATCAATAAAACCGTGCGTTGTGATGTTGTTTCCAAAATCAAGCAACAGGCAGTCAGGCTTATGGCCGCAAGCAATTGCAGCCAACCTGCCTTCCTTTGTGTCAAGGTCAAATCCTTTTGCGTATAGCGGTCTGGTCCCGCGCCCAACGATCTGGATGAAAAGGCCGACTGACATGGTTGAACGCTTCACCGCTAACAGGTCTATGGCCGGATCATCATAGCCAGTGGTGAGGCGGTCCACATTGATCAACGCCGGAAACTCGCCTCGAGCATGAGCTTCAAGCGTGGCATCACTGTCATCGTGCTTACTGCTTACCACGCGCGCATCAATGCCATTCGCTACATACTCATCCCTCAACAGTTCAGCGTGTGCAATGTTGCAAGCAAATATCAGCCACCGCTTGCGGTTCTGTTCTCGCGCGCACGAAATGACCTCTGCAACACTTGACTTGATCAAAGCATCTTCTGAAGCTGCGATAGCAAGCTGGCTTTCAATCCACTCGCCACCACGTTTGCCAACTCCGTTTAGGTCAATGCTCATCGGCGGTGGCTTTGCCACAATCCTCGTCAAGTATCCTTCATTCATAAGGTGTAGAATTTTCACCTCATGGGCCAAACCGTCAAACATGGCGTTTTCCCCTTCATAGAGAAGGCCAGTTGACATTCGAAACGGCGTAGCGCTTAGGCCGATTAGCTTGATTTTTGAATTGCAAACGCGCAAATCTTTTAGAAACTTGCCATACATCGCCTCGTCATTGTCTGAAACAAGATGGCACTCATCCACAAAACAAACATCAATGCGCGGCATATCATATGCGAGCTTATATATGCTCTGTATGCCTGCAAAGATAGCACGGCCATTTAGTCGTTTTGACCCAAGGCCAGCGCTGTAAATGCTTATCGGCGCATTTGGCACAACGCGCAAAAGACTTTCTGCCCCTTGCCGGATTAGGTCTTTTTTGTGCGTAACCATCAGCACATTCGTATCCGGATCATCCAGCATGTCTGCCATCATGCTATTGTAAATGGCAGTCTTGCCGCCGCCAGTTGGAACAACTGCAACAGGTGATGAACCCTTACCGCTTCCGATGTAGTCATAAATGGCTGAAATGGTTTCGCTTTGGTATGGACGTAGTTTCATGTGTAATTCCACTTATATCCATATGCCTTCCTTTTCGGCTTAAGGCAGCTTTGAGATATATTTGAGGCTATTGCTTTTGTGTGGCCAATTTCTTTAAGCCATTTTTCGGCTTCAAGTATTGTTTCAAACCTCATGCCAATATTATTCTCAACTGGCTTCCCTACTTTTTTCGGCTTAAATCCGCTATCAAGAAGTTTTCCGTCTTGCATGTATCTAAATTCATATCCGTAACACTGGCCTACGCGTCTGCCACGGCAACAAGCGGATATTGATGACTTTGCCGCTTTTATGTTTCCGTCAATTGCAACAAATTTTGCCGCATCTGTTATGCTTTCAAAGACAAGCCCGCACTTTGTTCCAACCTTTTTCCTAGTCTTTTTTAACGCCATTTCTATTGCGTGCCTCGCTGGTGGCCTACCCCTGTTTGATGCGCTGCATTTCATTCTGTGCTGCTCTGTCGGTATGTAACCAGATGTTCCTTCTCCGCCATCAGTCAAATTGCAAAGATTTCTTCGCCCAAATCTTGCAATAGTGATGCGCTCTAATGTGTGTGCGCATGCCTCGCTCATGCCTTGCCCCACAAACTCAATTGAAAATTGATATTTTTCGACATGACGACGCCAGCGCAATGATCGACCATTTTTTGTTTTTGCCCGCTTGCCCTTGCCCTTGCCGACGTAAAAGACGCGGCCAACTCCGTCACGGTGAAGGTAAACGTAGTATTCTTTCTTCTTTTTCATAAATGTAAGAATACTTACGTTTAGCGGCGCAAGCAACTAGAAACGCATCAAAACGGCACCCAATTATCTCTGATCTGTTGACTATTGCCTTCGTGGTTGCGGATCACCTCGCCGTGTTCAGTTTCGTATTCAATCCAATCATCGCCCGCGTCTGTGATCGTCCATGCAAGCGCGTAGGGATTGAACAGGTGCTGTTCGCACGGCGTCATGTCGCGGCCTTTGGCGCAAGACCACCTGCCATCGCCGCCGCGTTCCGGCGTTGCATGTGCGCAGGTTCGGCAGTTAACCTCTGGCGGCTGGCCTTGGTGACAAATCGCCTGATATTCGCAAAATTTGCAGCCAAAGAATGACGGATCGTTACTGATCTTCGCGGGCGGCTTGTCGGCGAAAATGATGCTGTCAGCCTTTGCCACCAGCTTCATACCTTCTGCCGCGTCATAGGTGACGCGCTCGCCGTAAATCTCATCCGTGTTTTTGTTCACGGCGATGAAGTAGCACCGCTCCAGTCCGGCAAGGTGCATCCCGATCTGGCATTGCGCCCAATAAACAGGCTTTGACTTTTGCAGACCTTCCTTTTTCAGCGCCGCAAAATTCTTGTCATTCATGGTTTTGAATTCCAAGGTATGCGGCTTGCTGCTTTCGGCAAAGCCTTCTCCAACGCCGTCAAGCGACAATGCAAAGTGACCATCGCAGGCGGTAAATCGGATCTGTTTTCCCGTCTCGGGGTCGCGGTCCCATACCGTCACGCCAACAGCGCGCAGGTTCGCCACAATACGATCTTCTTCTCGGTCGCCCGTCTCGAACAGGCGCAATTGTCGCCCGTCAAAGTCTGGCGTTGCGCAGTGTCGAAACTGATACCATAACGCGCGGCTGCACTCTTGGCCGATCTGACTGCCCCCGAGGTGTGGGCGATGCCCGCCCTTTCGGCTGGCCTTGTAGTGATCGTAAATCGCCTGAATTGTCTTTGGCGTGGTGTATCCCGTCAAATCCATATCAACCTCCATCCATCCAATAGGCCAGCCCCGCAAGGCTGGCCAGTTGGCGGGACGTTACCGCTTCCAAGGCGGAGTTGCTTTGCCAGCCGATGCCGTAGCAGCTTCCGCCTTGTTCGGCGGAGCGTATTCCTTGATCTCATTAGAAGGACCATAAGACCCTTCACCTGGCTTCACGGCAACCTTGATCATGATTGGCTTGTCATGAAGGTCAGATGAATTGCGCGGGGTCATGACGCCAACACCGCGGCAAATGCCAGAAAGCGTGCGCTGCGCAATCTCGACTGCGGTCTGGTTCGGATTGTTCAGGTTCAGCCGCTCGATCAGCTTGCGCCCCTGAAACTCGCCTTCAATGACTTCGGCTGTCATTTGCAGATAGCTTCCGGTCTGCGCCTTGGTGGGCTTCTCTTCGGAAGCGATAAAGACGCACTTATACCAGCCAGCAGGAAGTGGCTCCAGCGGTGCATTCGGCTCAACCGTGTTGGCGTCAAAGCCGTGTAGGTCCATCATGGTTTTCTCTCCTTACTTCGCCACGAATTTTTCAAAGGGATTGCCGCCGTCAAAGGTAAACGGGATCGGCTCAGTGATGCCAAAACGGTTCTTGCTCACGTTGCTTGCAACCGGGAAGCAAATGATTTCACGCTCGCCATCGCTGATAGCCCGCTTTTTGCCGCCTTCCGTGCTGCGCAGGTTAGTGCGCAGTCGAATGAACGCCACCAGATCGACGTTGTTTGTGTAGTGGTGACTGCAATCGTATTGGCGGTTCTTGTGCAGAGCGACCGTGTATCGGCTGTATTTGTCCACATCGGGCAGTTCCAGTTCCTCGACAGTGGCGTGCATGATGAAAACGACATTCATGCCGCCTTGGCTTGCCAAGTATCCAGCCGCCTCGCGCAGTTCTTGATGCTTGGCGTCCAGCATTCCAAACGCCTTGCCATAGCCGCCGTGTGCCGCCGCCATATTCTTCGCCTTCGGGTTTGGTTCGCTGTCGATGATCTCTCGCGTGGCAAGCTTTTCAAACTGTGTCACGCTGTCGATAATCAGCGTTTTGCGGTCATGCTCGCCCGTAGCCAAAGCCTCAATCGCGTCAAACACATCGCGCGTGCTTTCGGCAACGTCAAAGAGCAACACATCGTCGTGCCCCGCAAGGCTGGCCGTGCCGTCCTCCGTGCGGATGATAACAGGCTTCGGAAACATCGCGGCAAGCGTGGTTTTGCCCGTTCCGCCTTCGCCGAAAAGCGTAGCGATCAACGGCCTATCGGCTCGCGGCTTGGATAGCTTTTTGAGATCAATGGCCACTTAGACCTCCTCCACCTTAAAGCCGACTTTCCCCGGCTTCGTTTCAAATGCAGCCGCGATCCGCTTCAAAAGCGCAGGCTCGTTATTCATCAGGTATTTGCAGCCTGTGGCGTCAGCCTCGACCTTAACCTTGACCGGACGCAGTTCAGGCGGGCATTTCGCCTCCAGCTTAGCCCAAGCGGCTTCATCCAGCTTGCGCGTCACTGGCTGCGTGACGGTGATCTTGAAGCCGTCAAACTTGTGCGTCTTGCTGCCTTCGTCTGGGATTTCCACAAACTGCGCAAGTTCGGCTTCAATCTTGAGGCGCTTGGCATTTGCGGCGTTTTCTTCGCGCTTGGCTTCAAGCCATGCCCGCGCGAGCGGGGCAATCGTGTTGTCCATCTCTGGCTCCTTCTCTCTCACAACGATGCAATGTGTTGCATGATTTGCATTGGCGTGCAATACATAATTTGCACCGCACTGAAAAAAAGGAGATTGAGCGATGATCAGCGTCAGCCTTGACCAACTGGCCGAACGGCTGAAAGAAGAACACTTGCCAGACGTGGCCCGCGCTACTGGCCTGCCATATAACACATTGAAAAATGTAAGAGAAAAGAACAACCCGACATGGGCAACGCTAGAGCGTTTGGCGCGCTACTTTGCGGAGCGTGACGCATGACCAAAGCCGACGCATGCGCGCGATACTGCGCAGAGTTGGGGTGGTATCTGGTCACGATACCAGCCGGGACAAAGGGGCCGTCCGCGCCGGGATGGCAAAAGCCTGAGCGGGCGATTTACAGCGCAGAGGCAGCGCACAAATACTGGACTGACAACCCATCGCACAACGTTGGCTTGCTGCATTCGGCATCCGGCACGGTGGCGCTTGATGTTGACCATGTGGAGCATACCCGCCTGATCTTTGGTGAGTTGGGCATTGATTATGACGCAATCATGGAAAGCGCCCCGCGCATTGTCGGGCGCAGGGATCGGGGCAAGGCATTATTCCGCGCGCCAAAGGTGGAGTTGACCACGCGCAAAATCAGTTGGCCTTCGCAGGCTGACCCGCGCCGCACGGAAGTTGTGTTTGAGTTGCGCGCCGGATCGGTTCAAGACGTTCTACCGCCTTCGGTGCATCCAGACACTGGCAATCCCTACACATGGGCGGGGCCAAGCGTCTTTGATGGCCTGCCCGATCTGCCGTATAGCCTTCTGGTGCTGTGGTCAGAGTGGGATCGGTTTAGGGGGCAGTTGCAGGATATTTGCCCATGGCGTGCCGCGCCTCAATTTCAGCCCGCCCGCAAGCCAAGGCCGCAAGGCGATCGGGCCAGCGTGATCGACGCGTTCAATGACGCGCATGACATGCACGAGTTGCTTTGCCGTTTTGGATACAAGCCAACCGGGCGGGGCAGGTATCTTTCGCCAAATTCGACAAGTGGCCTTGCCGGGGTGGTCTTGTTTGATGATGGCCGCGCTTACAGTCACCACGCCAGCGATCCATTCGATAGCGCCCATACCTTTGACGCCTTTGATCTGTGGTGCCATTACGAGCATATGGGCGATGTGTCAAAGGCTGTGAAGGACGCCGCGGCATTCCTGAATGTAACCTCCGAGCCTGCCCATGATTACGACGAGGAGGCGATCAAGCACGGTGCCAAGGTATCGGCCCAGATATTGCCAAGCCGTGCTGAAAAAGTAGATAGGGGTCCGCTATCAGACATTCCCGAGCATCTGCTTTCAATACCCGGCAGGCTTCAAGATGCGGTGAATTTCTACAATTCCACCGCGCCAAAAGATCAGCCTCAATTTGCCGTGCAAACGGCTCTTGCCTTTGGGTCTGTTTGCATGGGGCGGCGATGGATCACTGACCAGAACAATATGACCAGCCTCTATTTTGTGAACGTGGGCAAGTCAGC